GGTAAATGTCCGGGTAGCTAATCCGGATTAGAGCCTATAAAATTCTCGCGTGATCTTAGTCGGCTCAACTAACGGTCCTTCGAAGGGAAGGCCGGTCAGTGCACAGAAAGCAGGAGAAGAGGTAGGTTTCCACTTGCTTCCGTACAGACGTTCCCACCAGTCAGCTGGCAACTCATCAGCTGTAGCTGACAAGTCCCCTAAATACCACTTACCGACCCAGTGGCACACCTGTTGCCATTCTGGGTTGTGCACTAAGGCATCCAGTCTGGCGAGGTCGGCAGCGATTGCTTGTGGCTTACTGGCGAGTATCGATTCTGGCCTGATGATACTATTAATTGCCAGAGTCGACGGGTAATAGCCCTTGATAATACCAAATGCGTTGCGCTTTCCTGTCACGGAATAGCAACAACGACAAAATCTGGTATCAACATGTGATATCCGGTTTTTGACGCCGTCATCATGTACATGCATTTCCATACTGCTCGCATACTCCACGAACAGCCGGTGTGAAGGTTCAGCATAAGCCTTCTCGACGAACATTGTTGCGTCGTCGCCGAGAGCTAAGTGACCCATTCTGCAGCCCAGTTTGAGAGCAACGGCAAGCTGCAGTACCACCGTGAAGATGGTCTCGAAGTCGTTAGTGGGAGTCTGCCCACTGAACAGACAGTGTTCACCATACCATATCTCGTCGCCCCAAAATAAGGGTTGGTGAAAGAGTTCCTCTATCCATGCTTCAAATAACACATGTCCAGGACCTATAATAGCACGGCATATCGGCATTACTATCAGTTCCACAACGCGATAGGAAAATGATATATCCATACCGATATAGTCTTCCTCAACGGAGCTTAAGCGGTGTTCGAGGGAGAAGGTTATTAGTGGCTTAACCACTAACTCGGGATTAACCCAGGCTCCGAAGTACTCAGGAAAGTTGCACTTCAAGAAAGTGCGGATAGCGGTTAGGTAAGGCGACAACTTTCGCACATTTGCCGCCGCGTCAACAAAGATGGAGCGATCTTTTCCGCGCATACGTCTGTACCAGGGGTACGCTGGATACAAGTGCCCGAATGGATCAGATCCGAGCGTTTCTGCGTCGAAATTCCCTTTCTTTTGAGTAGATGGGATCCCACCCGCGGTGCCTCTGATTAGTTCGTAATCATTGACAGTCGCATATCCTGTCCGGGAAACTATAGCTTGAATCCGAGAAACAAGATAGTCGATGGCTCTAGCGATATCAGGGTGTAAACCTTGAACGACAGGTACCTTGTAGTACCGCTCAACAATGCCTTTCAAAGCTGATCGTGGGATCTGGCCCCCTTGAGGACCAGTTTTAGCGATCATCTCTTCGTTGTAGACAACGTAATCCCTGTCACCCTCTTTAAAGGTGACAGAGTGCAAGCGCTTGAGAAAGTCCTGCCAAGCCTTATCCGGCTGACGGATTAGGCTGGAGGGTTGATTGTAGAAAGCTACTCTCAACCCCTCTAGAGCTGCTGTGATCTTACCAGCAGGGTCGAAGGTGGATCTCATTTCGGGGGTGACATCTCTGCGTTGTAACATATTCTTAGTCCTCCTTAATGTTCTCAGGGAGCATAAGAAGTACTCGGGCGAAGTAACAGGCGAAGCTTTTGGCTTCGTTGTACCACACCTCGTCGAACGTGTCGAGGTCGACAGCCACCTGAGCTTGGTAAGAGCTCCGGTTTCCTCGTGAGTCTGAGGCCATACGGACACCAGGGTGGAGTAGATCCATGGATATCCGCGTAAGTACTATCAGTGTCGCCGCCTGAACCAAGTGATTCTGGGCTGGTGTACTCTCAAAACTGGTAGGTTCTCGCATGTACATGTCTACGGTCTTGCCGAGCTTTAGTCCGTCCATGCTCGTAACGCGAAGCAAAAGCTTCACACGCCTCAGGAGTTCTATGGGATCCGCGATCCACTCGCGTTCCCAGTCCGTGGCGGCAGCAGCAGCTAAGTGTGCGAACTGCCCGACTGTAAAGGAGATTGGAGTCTCCTTATAGTCCATCTTGCGCAGGTTGTGCACCCAACCTACTAACAGCCGCGTAAACTCGTTGTTGTCAGCCGCGGCTATGATACTCATCGAGTGAGTATCTAGATTGCACCAGGGACAAGATCTGTCGTGTCCTCCCGCTATTGTCTTAACCGTGTTGATGACCCGAGCGGTCATCTCATCAGAAGTGTTGTTCCATACGTTTGCTTGAACATTAAAGTTTTCCATTTTAAAAATCCCTCAATTCTTAAATTTTGTTGTTTTAATGCGGAGATCGTATGGGATCTCCTCTCTTTTATATAAAAG